ACCGATGGCGAAAGATGAATACACAGGAGGAGGAGTCATTTCTGGCCCGGCAACAGCAGTAGCTAATTTTGCTACAAAGGTTGGAATGATGACCCCCCAATGGGCACCATACACAACAGCCACAGCTCTAGCCGCTAAAGCAGTAGCAGGGTTTGCAGGGATCTTCGGTTTTAGTAGACCTGTGAAATTGGAGTCGTCAAGGTATCAACTTGTAACCAAACACAATATGGCAAGTTCTAATTTAGAGGACGATGTCACAAAGTTAGCCCTTGATTCAAAGCAAGAGGTCACTATTGATCCTTCTGCTTATGGGTTAGGGCAAATGGATGAGTTAGATATTAAGTACATTGCTGGAAAGGAATCGTACATCAACACCTTTTCATGGCCTATATCTGGAGTTGGTTCTAGTCCAGAATCTCTGTTGTGGAACATTGTGGTAGATCCCATTGTTACACAAAACTATGATGTTGGGGCCGGAACCGAGTTACACATGCCTGCCCTCGCTTTTGCTGCGCTACCTTTCAATAGATGGAGAGGATCTATTAAGTATCGTTTTCAAGTAGTATGCAGTAAATTTCATAGAGGTCGTCTTAAAGTAGTGTATGATCCTACAGGAACTGCAGCAGTAGCTAGGTATAACACAGCTTACATGACAATTGTTGACATATCCAATACAACTGATTTTGAGATCGTTGCTGGATGGGGTCAGCCTACAACATACAGGCCTTTGAATGATATTACCAATCCTATGAGTTTGAATATGGATACAGCACAGTTACCCTACAACAATCTTGACGATGGATATGGCAATGGAACCATAGCTGTTTACGTTGTCAATGAATTGACGGCACCAAACACCACTGTTGATAATGATATTGAAATCAATGTATTTGTCTCAGGCGGAGACGACATTGAATTCGCTATGCCCACAGGAGAGAGAGTCACACGAATGCGATTACGAGATCCTGCCCAAATTGCTCCTCAGTCACTAAATAATTTCAGTGATAGAGTGCCTATGGCAGAAGATAATCAAACTACAGTAACTAACGACTCTATGGGTGTTTCAACAAATCCATCTACAGCCGACGTTTTAGGACCTACTATGCCTACCGTTGATCCTGCCAATTTAATGCACTTCGGTGAATCAATACGCAGTTTTCGGCAACTACTGAAGCGTTACAATCAACATGAGATAATTACTCCTTTCAATAGAGGTAATGCATGGGCTGGAAATGTTGGAAGATTAAAAATACAGCGCCCAGCTATGCCATTTGAACCTGGCTATTCAAACAAATCTGATATAACTCAGATAAAATCTGTACCCCTTCCAATTGGTGCAACTCCTGCTGCCAAACCCTACGCTTACGCGACGATGCCATTAATGAGGTATTTGAGTTTAGGCTATATGGGGTGGCGCGGAAGTATTCGCTATCTAGTTGACCTTGGTCATTTCGGATGTGGATGCAAGGGACTGGGTCCTGCAACTGTTACTAGGTACAGCTCATG